CTCGCGGACTGGGACCGGCCCCGCATCCGCCGCTTCAACTCCGCCGACCAGAAGCTGGATTACCCCGGCGACGACGGCATGAGCTTCGTCGAGCAGATGGTCGAAAAGGAACTGGTATGGGGCTGACCCGCGTGCAGGACTGGCCCGAGCGGCTGCACGAGTACGTCGAGCTGGTGGCCGGCGAGCGCTTCGCGTGGGGGCGCTTCGACTGCTGCCTGTTCGCCGCCGACGCAGTGCGCGTGATGACCGGCTTCGACGGCGCCGCGCCGCTGCGCGGCCGTTATTCCAGCGAGGGCGAAGCGCTCGCGCTGCTGCAGGCGGAAGGCGGGCTCGAAGCCTACGTGAGCCACGTGCTCGGCGTCCCGCGCGCACCTNNGCGCAGCGCGGCGACGTGGTGCTGCGTCGCGCTGAGGGTGAGATGGACGCGCTCGGCGTATGCCTCGGGGTGATGGCCGCATTCGCCGCGCCGCGCGGCATTACCCTGGTGCCGCTCGATCAGTGCGCCATGTGTTGGAGCGTGTGACATGCCGCCAGTCGTCGCGGCCGTCGTCGCCGCATTCAACTTCATCGCCGCCGGCGTCGCTGTCTTCTTTGGGTCGGTTGGCGGAATCGGCGCATTCCTCGGCAAGCTCGCCCTCAACTTTGCGATCTCGGCTCTGGTCGGCAAGCTCAACCGGCCCAAGAGCGGCAGCGGCTACGCCGCGCAGACGCGCGAGCAGCAGGTGGTGGTGCGCAGCGCGATCGCCGCGCGCAACCTCATCTACGGCCGCGCCGTCACCTCAGGCCCGCTGCTGTTCGCCCACACCTCTGGCGCCAGCAAGGAATACCTGCACCTGGTGGTGGCGCTCGCTGGACACGAGATCGACGGCGTCGAGAAAATCTACTTCAACGATGTCGAGGTCGGCGTGCTCGACGGCGCCGGCAACGTCACCACCGGCCGGTTTGCCGGCTATGCCCGCATCAAAATCTATCTCGGCACCAGCACGCAGACGGCCGACGCCGATCTGGTATCCGAGTCCGGCGGCATCTGGACGGCGAACCACCGCTGCCAGGGCGTGGCCTACCTGTATGTGCGCCTCAAGCATAGCTACGATGTCTATGCTGGTGGCCTGCCCAACATCAAGGCGCAGGTGCGCGGTAAGAAGGTATACGACCCGCGCGACGCCGCCACCCGCTGGACCGACAACGCCGCGCTGATCGCGCGTGACTACCTGCTGAACCCGCTGGGCCTGCTTGCCGATGCCGCCGAGATCGACGAGACCTACGCCGCCGCCGCCGCGAACGTATGCGACGAGCGCGTGGCAGTCACCGCCACCGGCGCAGCCTGCACCTTCGATGCCGCGGCCAACACGCTCACGATTGCCGCCACCGAACTCAGGTTCGACAACGGAGACGGCGTGCGCCTCACCACCAGCGGCGCGCTGCCGGCGCCGCTCGCCGTGGCCACCACCTATTACCTGATCCGCACCTCTGCCACCACCTGCCAGCTGGCCACCACCGCGGCCAACGCGCGTGACCGCATCGCCATCGATCTCACCACTGCAGGTAGCGGCACGCACCAGCTGGTGCACCACGACCAGAGCCGCTACACCGCCAACGGCATCCTCGTTTCCGACCGCACACCGCGCGACAACGTCCAGGCCATCCTCACCGCCATGGCCGGCGCCGTCACCTGGGTGCAGGGCAAATACCGCGTCCATGCCGGCGCCTACACCGCGCCCGCGTTCAGCCTCGACGAGGATGACCTGCGCGGCGCGATGGCGGTGCAGGCGAAGACCCCGCGCAAGGACCTGTTCAACGCCGTGCGCGGGGTCTACGTCGAACCGTGGAAGTTCTGGCAGCCGACCGACTTCCCGCCCATCGTCAGCGCCACCTACCAGACGCAGGACGGCGCGCAGATCTTCCGCGACATCGACCTGCCGATGGTGGCGAACCAGATCCGCGCGCAGCGCATCGCGAAGATCCACCTGGAGAAATCGCGTCAGGGCATCACCGTGCAGCTTCCGTGCAAGTTCCGCGCGCTGGAGCTGGCTGCGTGGGCCACAGTGAGCCTCTCCATCGCCCAGCTCGGCTGGGCGTCCAAGGTGTTCCGCGTGATGACCTGGCAGATGACGCCAGACGGCGGCGTCGATCTCGCGCTGCAGGAAGAGTCCGCCGCCAGCTACGGCTGGAGCGATACCGACGCCACCGTGGTCGACGCCGCGCCGGACACCACGCTGCCGAGCCTGATCACCGTCGCCGCGCCGACCTCGCTGGTGCTCGACAGCGGCAGCGACCAGGCCTTTGTCAACGCCGACGGCACCGTCACGGTGCAGATCGCCGCCGCGTGGACGGCCTCGGCCGACGCCTTCGTCACCGGCTACCAGTTCGAGTGGAAGCTTTCCACCGACGCCACCTATACCAGCACCGTGCTATCGCCCGTGCTCACCCGCGCGCTGATCTCGCCGGCCAAGGAAGCCACCTACGACGTGCGCCTGCGCGCCGTCAACGCCTACGGCGCCGTCAGCCCCTACGTCAGCGGCAGCATCGCCGCCACCGGCAAGGACACGCCGCCCGGCGATCCATCGGCGCTGGCCAGCGAAACCGTCACCGGCGGCGTCAAACTCACCTGGACCAACCCGATCGACAACGACCTCGACCACATCGAGGTCTGGGAGGCGAGCAGCAACGACCGCGCGCTGGCCGCCAAGGTCGCTGACGTGGCTGCCAACTTCTTCACCCGCAGCGGCCTCGCTCCCGGCGCGATCCGGTACTACTGGGTACGCGCGGTGGACACCACCGGAAACCTGTCCGGATACAACCCGGCCGGCGCAACGGCTGGCGTTTCCGGCACCGCCGGCGGCGCGGTGGTGGACTATGCGGATGTTACTGGCACCAAGCCGCCGGCCAATGCCGACAACACCGTGGGCGCCGTCGAGGCCGGCGCGACGGTGACCAGCGGCGGCATCACGTTCAGCGCGGGCGGTGCGATCAAGGGCGGAGCGACCGAATTCCTGACTGGAACAGGGTGGTTTCTCGGGTATTCGGGCGGCCAGTACAAGTTCAGCATCGGCGATCCCAATGCAGCCTACATGAGCTGGGATGGCCTTAATCTGTCGGTGAAGGGCAACATCATCAACAACACCACGTACACCGCAGGTGGCACGCTCCACAGTGATCTTCCGCAGGCGTCGAACATCTATGTCGGGCAATTCGACACGGTCACGCTGAAGTCGTGGACCTGCACCGCAAACGGGACGATCACGGTCAACGTCGATCTTGCCTATGCATCTGGATTTACCGCAGTCGGACTGGACGTTTCGATCAAGAAGAACGGGGCGATTCAGGGTGGTGCCTACGTTCTCACGCAGGTCCACCCAACCTACTACACATTGAGCCGATCATTCAGCGCAGCGATTGGTGACACGATCACGGTCGTTGCTGCGACGCCTGACAGCCCGACGTACTGCAACGTCAAGAATCTCACTGTGACGATTGCGAGTGTGAACGTGATTGCAGCGAGCCAGTCGTTGTTCACGATGGCCAGCTCGACCTACACGCTGGCTAAAAAAATCCAGATGCCGAATGGCGGCGTGGTTCAGGTGACGTTCGACCTGCGCACGGTTGGCGGGACCGCATACGGACGAATTTACAAAAATGGGGTTGCGGTTGGAACGGAACGGACGACCTCCAGCGGAACGTTCGTGAGCTGGTCTGAAAACATCACGTTTTCTGCAAACGACACGATTGAGCTCTGGATAAGAAACAGCACGACGAATTCAACGTACAACCAGAGGTTTGAGCTGGCTGTGAATCAGGCATTGACCACGCCAGTTGCGCTCCAGTAGATGGGTGTGGCGATGATTCGTTGCCGTCGACCAGTTGCTCAATACCCTGGCTTTCGGCGATCCGGACGAGACCCTTTCGTCGCGCCTGGGGAAAGCGTCCAGCCGCTGCGTCCTATGCCGCGCTATATGCCGGCTCTTGAGCAGGATCGACTCGCGCCACTGCGAGAAGAACATCGAGCCGGACGAAGGGAAGAACGGGATCATTCAATAAACGGGGAGGCGAACATGCCGGAGAGATTTTCTGTTGTAGCCAGTTGGTGGGACACCATTTTTCAGGCGCTGGCGTTTTCGATAATCGGGATGCTCATCGCCATCGGCCAGATGCTGCAGGCCAAAGAGCCGATCACGCTCAAGATCGCGCTCGGCCGTTGCATTACCACCGGCGGCCTGGCGCTGGTGGCGGGCTCGGTGCTGGCGCTGTTCCCCGGCCTACCGTTCATCGCGCAGCTCGGCATCGCGGCGATGCTGGCCAGCCTCGGCAACTCCGGTCTGGAACTGCTGATTCAGCGGCTGTTCAACCGCTAGGAGCGCGCCATGAAACTGACCGAACACTTCACCATTCACGAAATGACCGTCAGCCAAACCGCCGTGCGCGATGGACTGAAGAACATTCCGAACGCCGATCAACTCGCCTCGCTGCGTTCCCTATGCGCGACCATCCTGGAGCCGCTACGCCTGCGCCTGAAGCGGCCCATTGTGGTCAGCAGCGGATTCCGTTCAGTGAGCGTGAACCGGCGCGTCGGCGGGTCGAGCCGCAGTCAGCATTGCCGTGGCGAAGCGGCCGACATCATTGTTCCCGGCGTACCTGTTGCTGATGTGATTGCCGTCATCAAGAAACTTTATCTGCCGGTAGACCAAGTAATAGACGAATTCGGCGATTGGGTTCACGTCTCACACAAGGCGAATGCCCATAACCGGGGGCAGTACCTGAAGGCTCGCCGTGTTGGCGGGAAAGTCGTTTTCACTCAACTGTAAAGGAGCATGACCATGTTGCAAGGAAAGAAAACCTATATCGTCGCCGTTGGCGCTGTCGTGGCCGCTGTTGTCGCATTCATGACTGGCGATGCCACGCTGGCCGAGGCGGTCAATTCCGCGCTGATCGGCGCCGGCCTGGCAACCCTGCGCGCTGCAAAATAATGCGCGCCGGCATCCTGATTACAGCCGTGATATGGGCGGCGATCATTGCCGCCTATGTGCTGGCTTTTGACTGATGCCGTTCCAGACGATGCTCGACGTGCGGTTTCTCGACGACCGCAGCATCTTCCCCTGGATCACGTTGTCCGAGCTGGTCTACGAGTGCCCGCTGACCGGGGAAACCTATGTGGTCCCGCGCCATTTTCGAACAGACGGGGCGAGCATTCCGGCAGCGATTGCCGCCGTGCCGTTTGTTGGCCAGGCCCTGTTCCTGCGCTACTTCGGGCGCGGGGTCTTCCAGGGGTTCAAGCAGGGCGTGCTTCATGACTACTTGCGCCGTGGGCCTAATCCCCCGGTTCCCGCCCATGTTGCCCACAAGATATTCAGGGCGGCGCTGGATGAGGCAGGGTATCCGCCTGACCTGGTGGCGAACTATCACGCGGCAGTGGTGGCGTTCAATTCGTAACTGCTAATATGGGCGGATGCCTGCCGCCTGTTACCTCAGATCAAGTAAAGACCGCGCCGATATGTCCAACGACGCCCAGCGCCGCATCGGCGGCGGGCTTGATCTAGGTTATCGGACATGTCGCGCTAAACGGGTTATGCGACGTGTCGTATAATTCTAGTTATGTGGCTTTGCGGCCACGTCGCTTTTCGCGGCGCTGCAATCGCGCCTCCAAGTCCCTCACCTCATCCCGCCACTGAGGCTGTACGTGAACCGTGACCGGGACTCGCCCGGCCTCCTTGTGCCGGGCGCGTTCATCGGCCTTGCGCTCTCGCGCTGTCTTAGCCGTAGACAAACGTGCGCCCCTCAAACTCCCGCGACTTTGCGCCTGCGCCTGGGTGCTGAAATTCGCTGCTTACGCCGGAATCCACTTTGCAATGTTCCGTGCTGGCAATCGCAATGCGGCCCTCTACCACCACGCGGCGCACCCCGTCGCTATCCAAGTCGTCCTCCTCGCAGTCGTAGTCAATAGACAAATCCGCAAGGTTGGAACACACAGCGGCTTCAATGGCATCCATATCCTCGGAGTCGGTTTCAATCGCCAGCGTCACGGTCAGGAACTTCACTTGCTTCTTCATTGCGTTTCTCCTAGCGCATTGGCGCGCATTGGAATGCTAGCTTATCGTGACACGTCACGCAACTACCGTTCATCGGAGCGCCACATAACAATTCGTTGCATGCGAGGCCGCTTCGCGGCCCGCATGAACTCAGCCGTTAGGGCTTTGCTTCCTGCCCACGCACGAGGTCGCCGTTTATCTCATAACGCTTCCGGTCAAGCTGGCGCACCGTGTCAATCACGTCGCTCGCCCAAAACACTTCGGCTTGGGTGTAGTTGGTGCCGTACTCGCGGTTAATAATCTGCGCCTTGTGGTCTGCCGCAAACCAACTCCACCCCGCAAACGCATACACTACGGCAGACAGTCCGGCGCCCACCGCAAAAATAAAACCAAACATCCCGGCTAGTGTCCCTAAGCCGCTGTAATTTTCATCTGAGTACCACAACATCACCGCCGCAATTACCGCCGCCACAACTATCGCCGTCAAAATCAAAAACATTGCTTTCTCCTTTGTTAAATCAGCCCTAACAAATCGCTCAAGCGGGACGCGCTGAAGCGCGGCGCGTTACCTTATGCGTTAGCTACTCATAAAACTAGGCAGTCTGCCTTTGATGTAGTTCTTGGCTTGCTTTTTCTTTGCGTGTTTCTCGTCATCAAGCCCTGTCGCGTTTGGGTTGGTTTTGTAGTAGGTGGATGGCTTTTTTCTTTTTGCCTCGCGCGCCTCTCTAGCTGCGTCACAAGATCGACAAACCTTCCGCCCGCTTTGCGTTGTTCTGCTTAGTAGATCCATTGGTTTGTGCTTTCCGCAACCGCCGCAATAGAATGTATCTGTCATACCGTCACCTCCGTAGCTAACACGGCGGTCAACAAGACCGCCCGCAAGCGTCTTCGTTAATCAATCGCCCGTGGGCGGGCGGCTTGTTACCTCGGCGTTTGGGCGGCAACCCGAGCAACTTCCGCCGCTTCGCCTGTATGGCGTCAATGTCATCCTGTGTTCCTGAGCGGCTCCCCCTGCTATCCGGCATAAACCGGCAGACAAAGCACTCGCCAAACAGCAAAATGCTGGCGTGCTGCTCTGAGGTTTCGTCCCACTTCTTGCGGCAACAGGGGCATTCAACCTGCCGCCCAAAATTGCAGTCGAGCGGAGGCTCGGCAGCGGCTTTGTGGTCTTTGCTATCGTTCATTCTAGCCCTCGCTCACCTCTGCGTTAGATGCTTCCAACCACGCATATAGCTCGTCAGCGTCTCGAAAAACCGAGTAAGCCTGTCCTGCGTCGTCGCAGTGCGTATATCCGTCGTCGCCGTCGTGGTGGTAGTCCGCCCCAACCTGAACGCTCGTAGGGTTGCAGTTGGCGTCACGGTGCCACCGCAGAATGCTCGGCCCGCCGTGCAGTGGCAGCTCCGTGGC